ATGGCGGGCACTAACAAGCTAAGTGATAAAAAGCTCAAGGCACTCCAGGGGGCCAGCCGTAATGCGCCAGAAATGTATGCTGATGGTGAAGGTTTAAGCGTCAGGGCATCAAAACAAGGCCAATTAAGCTGGGTGTTTTCGTACCGGTTGGGTGGAAGGGGTAGCAAACTCGAACGTTTAACGATTGGCCGTTACCCGGATTTGTCGCTAAAAGCTGCGAGAGAAAAGCGGGAAAAGTGCCGTCAATGGCTGGCTGGTGGTCTTGATCCAAAAACAGAGCTTGAACTGAGCACAGAAGAAACGCTTAAGCCAGTGACAGTAGAGGATGCTCTCGAATACTGGTTGGTGAATTACGCCAGGAGAAAGCGTAGCGATGAGGAGCTGGTAAGGGCACAACTCCGCAAGCATATTTACCCGCGCCTTGGTCGTTATCCACTCGCCAGATGTGAAACCCGTCATTGGGTGGCCTGTTTTGATGAAATAAACCAGACTAAACCGATGACCGCCGGTCGCATGTTTCAGATTTCCAAACAGGCGTTACGTTTCTGCAAAGTTCGCCGCTATGCTGCCAGTGATGCCCTGGTCTTTCTCACCATTCAGGATGTAGGCCAGCCATCCGGCCAACGTGACCGCGTTTTGTCAGATAGCGAACTGGCTGATGTATGGCGCTGCACAGAAAGCGATGACCAGCAGCCGTATTATTCACGTCTTCTTAAAATGTTAGTGCTCTTTGGTGCGCGAACGATGGAGGTTCGCCTTTCTCGATGGTCAGAATGGGATTTTACCTCGTGGATTTGGACTGTACCGAAAGAGCACAGCAAAACTCGCGAGAAAATCGTGAGATCGATACCAGAAGCTATACGTCCGTGGCTGGAAGAGTTAAAGCGCGAGACAGGGAAAACCGGTTTGTTACTGGGCGAAGATCGTACCCGTCAGGCTGTTTCATTGAAAGGGCGCAGGCTTTATAAAGATTTTCACCATAACGAGCCGTGGACGTTGCATGATTTACGCCGCACGTTCTCCACAGGGCTGAACAATATGGGTATAGCACCGCATATAGTCGAACTGCTGCTGGGCCATGCCTTGCCAGGCGTTATGGCGATTTATAACCGTAGTCTGTACCTGCCGGAGAAACTGGACGCGCTGAATAAGTGGTATGACCGCTTAGAACTTCTTGCGGGTAATCATCAAAATGTGGTTCTGTTAACTGTAGCGAATAGAGATTAAACTGGTCTTGCGAGTCTAGGTCGGCCAACCGAAAAGCGGGAAACCCTACCCGCCTGGCTCGCGAGTTAATTAGGGGCGTTAAGGGTAACGTTATGGCAGAAAAAGAAATAAAGATTCCATTTTCATATTGTAGATTGTCCAGAGGTGCATCATTTCTGGGGGTTGAACCGTCAGATTTGATCAACCTTGCTATTGAAAATAAAATCGAAATAAGCATGATGCTGAAAAGGTTTCACTGCCGAATCCTTCTTCGTGAAGATTTTAGCGATGTAAAGGATTGGTATTCATCACTATATTTTCCTCGTACTTTTAATGCTATGTCAGGGCAAACCCGCGCGATAACGAATCACTCTTTTATTGAATTTACTAATGGCCGTTATTTTGAACCGGATAAACTATTATCTGGTTCAGACATCTTTACAGAACAAGAAAGTAAAGGGTTCCTTGTCGGATATGGCTTTGCATTAGGTCTGTGGCGGGTAATGCCCGATCAGTTTGAGTCATCTTTACCTGTGAAGAATTTTTTCCCCGGATTTTTCCCGTGCCTCACGGGCGGTGAAACTCCAGTAATTCAGATTCTGCCAGCCCAACCTTTTATCGATCAGGCGAATGGCAAGAGGTTTAATTTTGACCCTTATGAGTTTGAAGCCGGGTATGATGATTTATGGGTTACTAATTATGATATTAAACGGCTTATGGAAAGCGGCCTTGATTTCGATAAGCTGCCAATGCTCAATGATATTGAACGACCTGATTTAGACTCTGATTCAAAAAATAGTATTAATAAACGCTCAGAAAGTGCAAAAGAAAAACATGCACGAAATGAACTATTAATTTTAAGTGCTGCAATAAAATTCAAAGAAACAAGTGCTGATATTTTCAATGAAAAGTGCTTGAAAAAAGATGGGAGCTACAATTTCTCAGCATGGGCCAGAGAACTTTCCGACAGAGTGCACTTATTCCCTGACGGACAATGCCCGGTCAGGAGCGTTGACACAATTACGTCATACATTAGTAGGCACTTTAAGTTTTAATTGTAGTAGCTTCTAAACGTTAGAAAGGGTGTTCTAATCATTAGATTACCCTTTTTAGAATTAAACACATCTTTTTAAATTTTAGACGCCATTTTTATTAATTCACTTTAGATAAATACTTCCCCCACAACGCAAGAACAGACAGGAAAGGCTCCTTCTGATTGCGTAAAGTGGAGGAAGCATGTCAAATATTCGTTTTACCCCGCCAACACCTGAGCAACGCCGCAACATTCTGGCAGAGTACGGAATTAAGTTTGATCGTCGTATTCGTGAAAATGAATGTTTTGAAATAACCAGCCTTTCCCGTTCCACTCGCTGGTATATGGAGAACGAAGGTAAATTCCCGCCACGCTGCCACTTTGGCCGCAATAGCTGCGCTTGGCTTCTTTCGGATGTGCTCTGGTGGGTTCGGAACCCTCCTGCCGTGGAAAACGTCAATAATCCGTACAGCCGCAAATCAGCATAATTAACTACAGGTAATCAACGATGAAAAAATTAAATGCCCGCGTGGGGCAGGGATTCGATCACTCTGAAAACAGCCTGATTGATAATTCAGTACCAACGATGAGCAGCTTGCAAATGGTTGAATACATCAATGCTGATCGGAAAGCAAAGTCCGAAGCGGAGGGGTTGGCTTTCCCGTGTAAAGAATACCGGGTACTGCAACACAAGGATTTTCTCAAGAAAACTCCGAAGGTTTTAGGTGGGGAGCACTCAGCGAAATTTTTCGCTCAGTACAAAGACAGTACAGGAAGATATCTGCCTTGCTATCAGTTCCCTAAGCGCGAAGCCTGCCTAATGGCTATGAGCTATAGCTATGAACTTCAGGCGGCAGTATATGACTACATGGAAGAGCTGGATCGCCAGAAGGGCGGTTATCTGGCCCATACCATCAATGAACTTCAGCATATTGTTGCTTCCGCTCGTCAGTTCTCCGATGAGGATTCGAGTGATGCAGGTCTTCGACTGAGAAAACGTCAGGATGATTTAGTGCTACTGGAGAGAGCGGAGTATCTGGTTAAAAACCTGAGTCAGTTACCGCTTAACTTCGGGGGAGGTACTTCTGGTGATAAATAAAACAAAGGCAGCTTTGCAGAGCTGCCAATGTCACTACGAAAAACCGAAACAAATTCAGCATACCAGGGTTAATGCTGGTGGTCAAAGAATGAGCCAGCGCAATTCTGCGCCCGCTGATTTTATTCAGGATTTTGGCTCTTCTTTTGCCTTTTGGCGCTGGCGGCGTTTGATTTCGCCTTTCGCAGCAGTGACAAGAAACCCTGCGGTACTTTCACCTTCATGTTTAAAAAGTTCGATATCTTCCATCACATCATGGGGGATTCGAACTGTGGTCATTTGTGACTTTGCATTCTTCGCACCTGTTGCCATTACTGAAACTCCTTATGTTAGGTGTATTTCAGTATACGCAAAAAAAATAAAAGAAAAAGGCTTGAAGTGTATTTCACTTTGGGCTAGTTTGAATATTAAAGGTGACATACACCTTTCAAGTGCGAAGCCCGGTAGTGCTAGGAACACTAACCGGGCCTCTGACCACAAACCGTTAAGTGAGGTAACAGTTATGGCTGACAATCAGTCTACCCAAACTCGCCCTGAATTTACATGGCGTTTTCTCTCCGCCTCTGAGCGCTACCCTACCGCCAAACCGTTGGTGATTTACGTCAACGCATCCAGTGAACGGGAAGCCCGCGACACCATGCCCGGCGTAACTCTTATTTTCGCTGCCCGCCTGCCGTTCCACGCATTTCAGATGCTGGAGGTGCGACATGTATGACATTGAAACTCTTGGCAGAGAAAAAGCCACGTCCCGCGCTTGTCAGTTGGCAACGTTGCTTCTGGTGATTTCAGACTGCGAAATTTCAGGTCACGAGAGGGATAACCTCATCGATCTGGCCCGTGATATTTCTGGCGATATTGCCACCTTTATGCTGGAGCAGGATAAAAAGGGGGCGCTCAATGGATAACTTTTACACCTACCGCAGCAAAAAAGATTTGCTGTTGCTGGCGCAAGAGGTTGCTGCGCTCATGTCATGTGCTGCTTACCTTTCAACTATCAAGGGGGAGGCGGAGCGTATCCATGTTATGAGTTTAACGCACCTGGCTCAGCGCCTTTCTGACGAACTGGCAAACTCACTGGATATTTCTACTTTTTCAGACCCTGAAACTCAGGAGGCAAGACCATGATCAGCAATGTGAAGTTTAACGAACTGGCTAACCGCGTTGATCTGCTGGTTGAGAAGGTCTTGCGCCTTGAGGCTCAGGTTAAATCACTTACCGATAGTCAGGGCGGAGAAATCCCTCCGGGTATGACGCCAGTAGCAACACTGGCCGCTGAATACGGTATCTCAACCAAAAAGGCTGAGGAGTTGGCGAAAAACACAGGGGTGATGCTGGTTAAGCTGAAATCTGGCGGGTTCGTTGCGCCTGATGAAAAGTTCAGGGAAGCGGCTCGGCTGGTGCTGCGCAGTGCTAAGCGTAAATATGGCTCTGCGTACTGGTTCCATCCCCTGATCGGTAAATTCCAGATGAGCGGAGGTATCCCACAATGACCGATATTTTTGAAGTGCTGGGATCATTGTTCAGTAAGCTCACTGAAACCATTATTGCTCACCAGATAGCGGAAACCGGTTCGGCAACCTTGCTGGTGGAGAGCGATAAGTATATGGCCCGTTATCGCTTCACGCTTGAACCAGTAGCCACTTATAACGTGTTGGCGAAAACAATGGTTTTCGGTTGTGCTAAAGAGTTTGGCCGTGATCAGGGATTAACAAGGCTGCGCGATATTCTGCTGACCTGCTTTACCGACGATGGCGATATTAGCGAAATGGGGTTGCAGATAGTGAAAAGCTGCCACCTTGAGTACCTGCATGAAGACCTGGGCGCGGATATGTCCAATAAGGTGTTGCACTGATGAAGATGAAGAATGCCCCGAATATTAAATTCCTGCCGAAAGATAAATTTACAGAGGCGATTATCTTTGCGGGTGAAGATGCCTATTCACATGTGCAGCACTGGATCGAGAGCGAAGGTAAAAGGGCATGGGATGATGTACCGCCTGTTTATCTGGGTAAAAGGCAACTTGCGGAACTGGAACGGTTAAACATCGTTGATAACGGCCGTCGCAGTGTTCGTGTGATCCGCGCTGGCGAACTTTCCGAAATGCAGATAAGCACTATCGCAACCAAACTGGCGCTGGCGGATGTGAAAGAGGCCAGGCTGTTTAATGGCATGTTTGAGCCTCAGCCGAAGGAGGACTGGACGGGCAGGCTTCCACGTCTCAAAGAAGAGGCCGAACGCGGGGAAAGTATTGTGGTGAACCTGCCTGTGAAAAAACGGGAGCCAAAGCCTGAACAGGGCGATGAACTCAAACCCCGCGTGGAAAGCCGCAGCGATGGCCTGTACTGGATCACGCCAAAGGTGGACAAGGATAGTGGCGAGATCATCAATAACGAAACGTGGCTGTGCTCGCCTCTTGAGGTGGTCGGCTCCGGTAGTGACGGGGCAGAGCGCTATCTTGTTTTGCGCTGGCGTTCTCCGCGTGGTCATGAAGATATTACCAGGGCGATCCCCTGTGCTGATATCGGTGAGCGCGACGGCTGGCGCTCACTTAAAGCTGGTGGGGTGAATGTGACCACTAAAAGCACCTTCCGGGCGATTCTGGCCGACTGGTTGCAGCAAAGCGGCACTGATCGGGAATGGATTATCACCCATACCACTGGCTGGCATCACGGCGCATATATCATGCCTGATGGTGAAGTGATTGGTGATCCAGAGACGCCCATTCTCTTTAACGGTCGCAGCGCTGCATCTTCCGGGTATGCCATTGCTGGTACTGCTGCCACCTGGCGGGATTCCGTCGCCCGTCTGGCCGGGGGCAATCCGTCCATGATGCTGGGCGTGGCAGCGGCATTATCCGCGCCGCTTATTGGCCTGGTGGGTGCTGATGGTTTCGGCGTCCATTTGTTCGAGCAGTCGAGCGCCGGTAAGACCACTACCGCCAATATTGCGAGCAGCCTGTGGGGTGAGCCTGATGCGTTGCGGCTTACCTGGTACGGTACTGCGCTTGGCATAGCAAACGAAGCGGAGGCGCATAACGACAGCCTGTTACCGCTTGATGAGGTAGGACAGGGCAGCAGTGCCAAAGATGTTGCCACGTCTGCTTACACCCTGTTTAACGGTGCCGGAAAGTTGCAGGGAGCCAAAGATGGCGGCAACCGGGAGCTTAAACGCTGGCGCACGGTGGCGATCAGTACCGGGGAAATGGATATTGAAACCTTCCTGGCTGCTGGTGGGCTGAAAGTGAAAGCGGGCCAACTGGTGCGCTTGCTCAACATCCCTATGGAGAAATCGACGGCCTTTAACGGTCTGCCAAACGGAAAGGCTCATGCTGACGCACTGAAAGAAGCCTGGATTGATAACCACGGGGCGGCGGGGCGTGAGTGGGTTAAATGGCTGGCGGCTAACCAGCAGGAGGCTAAACAGGCGGTGCGTGACGCGCAAACGCGCTGGCGCGGCCTTATCCCGGCGGATTACGGTGAGCAGGTACACCGCGTGGCCGAACGCTTTGCAATCCTCGAAGCCGCGCTGGTAACTGGTGCATCAATCACCGGATGGAGTGAACAGGCCTGCCGTGACGCTATTCAGCATAGCTTTAACGCCTGGGTGAAAGAGTTCGGCACGGGTAACAAAGAGCACCAGCAGATCATCGAGCAGTGCGAGGCGTTCCTGAATGCCTACGGTTTAAGCCGCTTTGCACCGTTGCCCTATGATCCGTCCAGTATGCCGATTCGCGATCTGGCCGGGTATCGAAAGCGAAAAAGCAGTCATGATGATGCGCCGCTGGTGTTCTATACGTTCCCCGCAACGTTTGAGAAGGAGATAGCTCAGGGCTTTAACGCCAGGCAGTTTGCCCGCGTGCTTGCCGCTGCTGGCTTGCTTTCTGAGCCGTCCAGCGGGCGTGGATACCAGCAGAAATCCCCGCGTATTGATGGGCGTCAGATCAACGTTTATGTGCTTCACCAGGTTGCGGAAGATGGAGAAGAATAAATTACACATGTGAGGGTTATTAATGTTGGTTCAGTTGGTTCAGTGTCTATTGGTTGTGTTCATATCACTGTTTTATATGGGTTTAATGTCAAAAAAATGAACCAACACTGAACCAACAAATAGCAGTTTTGAACCAACAAACGGGTAGTTTGAACCAACATTTTAGAACCTTATGGACTGAACCAACATGAAAACACCCAATGTTGGTTCAAATCGTGGCTTTGTTGGTTCACTCAACGGAAAATAATCCTTATAAAACAATCATCTTTACAAATTGAACCAACTGAACCAACTGAACCAACATAGTTTTGTATATATACGTGAAAAATAAAGAGGTCATTAATGAAACTAATTGGCAAAGATAACGGGCATATGAGCGAACTCAAGTTTCTCTACAGCGCCGTTGATGAGCTTTCAAATAAAGATGAGATTACGGTGACGGATTTCCTGGCTCTGAGCGCTTTTGTCACTTCTGAAAAGCTTGATCTGGAAGCGTACCAGTCTGGGCTGGAAAAAGGGGGGCAAGAGTTGTCGAAAGACACCAGCGCTTACCTCGATCTTCTACAGAGGATGGCGGCTGATTTGTCGTACCCAACCTCTGGCCTTGAGAACGCTATCCATAGCGCACAATCAACAGCAAGCTGGGCTTTCTATCAGTGGGGGCTGGATAAAGAATAATCATCCTGCTTAGCAAAAAAAAGGCCTGGTTTCTCCAGGCCGTCAAGACTACATGAAATAAATATCTTCTCCCCGTTCGAATACATCAATAATGCCGTGGGCTTCTGAGGGGCATTCTCCGTTAGTAATCAGCGTCTCCCAGAACTTCTGATCGAAACGACGGTCGAGGTAAAAATATCGGCAAATTCCTAAGAGATCACCTCGTTCCCATTCAGGCTTGTATCGAACCTGAAGTTCATCCTCTAGCGCGTAGAAGGTGAGCCTTTCTTTTTTTATCCATGCATCATCAAGTCGCTTGGCAAGAAAAAGTGTTTTTTCCTTTGAGGTAGTGAAAAAATCAGCAAAGGGTTCATGGGGTTTTTGCGGGATGCTACCGTCCGTATCATGGAGAGCTGGATAAACTCCAGACTCCCAAGCATACAGGTAAGCATTGCTGAACTCATCGTGATGCTTTCCGATATGCATTATCTGAATGCGCTGCTGGTTAAAAAGAGCCTGCATGATGTTGTGGTCAGACATGTCAATCCCTCGTCCAGAGTAAAAAGTAAACACCAAAACAATATGGTTTATTCCTGCTTTTGTAAATTATTTGTTCTCCTGTTTTTGCTGCTGTTTGCGACAACATATAGGTGTTTACTCATTGATTATTATGTATATCTTGAAGAGTGGCACTCAGACGTGAGCCGCCACTGTCCACCTGGTTTTTTCCCGTTCTGCGACGGTTTCCTTTCCAGGTGGACATCCCTCCAAGCGCTGGTTTCACGTCTCAACGTTAATTGTTACGGAAACCACTCCATGAAGAAATTACTTGAATTACGCCAGCAGAAAGCCGCACTCAAAACCCAGATGCGTTCCTTGCTGGAAAAAGCTGACAGCGAAAAGCGAAGCCTGAACGATGAAGAGGGCAAACAGTTCGATGAACTCCGCGCCCAGGCTGATGCGCTTGAAGTTGAAATTACCCGCCTTGAGGCCGTCGCCGACGATCAGCGCAATCTGCCTGGTACTTCTGTTGAAGGTAAAGGTGTAAGCAACGACGAGCTGCGCCACTACATCATGACCGGCGATACCCGCTCTCTCTCCACGTTGGTGCAGGCTGACGGCGGCTATACCGTTATCCCTGAGCTGGACAAAGAGATCATGCGCCAGTTGCAGGATGACAGCGTTATGCGCTCCATCGCCACGGTGAAGACCACCAAAACCAACGAATACCAGAAGCTGGTATCAGTGGGTGGCACTACCGTTAAGCGCGGCATCGAAGGCGAAGCGCGTACCGAAACCAGCACACCTAAGATGGAGCGCGTTGATATCAAACTCAACCCGATCTACGCCTACCCGAAAACCACTCAGGAAATTCTCGACTTCTCCGAAGTTGATATTCTGGGTTGGCTGTCTTCCGAAATCACCGACACCTTCACTGCTACCGAAGAAACCGACTTTGTGAACGGCGACGGTGATAAAAAATCCAAAGGGTTCCTGTCCTATCCGCGTGCGGCCACCAGCGATAAAACCCGTCCGTTCGGCACGCTGGAGAAAATGGAAGCTGCTGCCGTTTCCTCTGATGGCTTGATCGACCTGCTGTATAAGCTGAAAGCCAAATACCGTAAAAATGCCGTATGGGTGATGAACTCCAACACTGCCGCTACGCTGCAAAAGCTGAAAAACGGCAACGGGGATTACATCTGGCGCGATCGTCTGGTTGCCGGTTCTCCCGATACGCTGCTGGGCCGTCCTGTTCAGTATCTGGAAACCATGCCTGATGCGGAAGCGGGCAAAGCGTTCCTCGCGGTTGGCGACTTCAAGCGCGGCTATTTCATCGTGGATCACACCACTGGCGTGCGTACCCGTCCTGACAACATCACCGAACCGGGTTTCTATAAGGTGCATACCGATAAATACCTGGGCGGCGGCGTAGTGGACTCCAACGCCATCAAGGTGCTTGAGCTTTCCGGCTCCGGTTCCTGATTTGACGTTTAAGGGGCTTCGGCCCCTTTTTGCCCTCTGTGGAGTCCAGTAATGAAAACAATCGATTTTGAAATCCGTACCTCCGAAGTGAGCGCCAGCAACAAAAAGCTGGTGGGCTATGCCGTGCGCTGGAACAGTCTCTCAGAAATTATCTGGGACGAGTTCCGTGAGCAGTTTGCGCCGGGCGCATTTAAAGACAGCCTGGCATCCGGTAGCGATGTGCGTGCGCTGTACGAGCATAACTATACCCAGCTGCTGGGCCGCACTAAATCCGGCACGCTGGTGCTGTCCGAAGACGATACCGGGCTGCGCTTCGAACTGACCCCGCCGAATACCCAGCTTGGCAACGATGTGCTGGAGCTGGTGGAGCGCGGGGATATCTCCGGCATGAGCTTTGGTTTCCGGGCGCTGAAAGAGGCGTGGGATATTGCTCAGTCTCCATACCTGCGCACTGTTACCGCTGCCGAACTGCGGGAGATTACCGTTACCTCTATGCCTGCTTATCCTGAGTCTGGCGTGGAAATCGCGCACCGTTCTCTTTTCTCCCAACATCCTGAACTGCGCCGCGCTGGCGATAACCGTCGCTGCTGGGCTGAATTAGCGGGGCTCTGATATGTGGAATATCTGGCCGTTTGGCCGTAAGTCTGAACCCTCCGAACAGCGCAGTATGACCATTGATGAGTGGCTGGCGATGGCAGGGATTCCAAATACTGGATCAGGCGAGTATGTGTCTGCGGGTACTGCGGAATCTCTGCCGGCGGTCATGAACGCCGTATCAGTTATCAGTGAGGCGGTGGCAACAATGCCCTGCTATCTCTACCGCGTCCGTAATGATAATGGTCGTGAGGCGCGAGAATGGCTGAGTAATCACCCAGTGGATTTTCTCCTGAACGAGCAGCCGAACGACTGCCAGACGCCTTATCAGTTTAAACGCACGATGATGCGCCATTGTCTGCTGAATGGTAACGCCTATGCGGTGATCAAGTGGGGCCGCGACGGCCAGCCGCAATCCCTGCACCCGTATGCGCCGGGGGCGGTTGTTCCCGAGCGTATCGGCCAGCATAAGTACAAATACACCGTTACAGAGCCGTTTACCGGGGCTGTGCGCACCTATCTACAGGAAGAGATTCTGCATCTGCGTTACTCCACCGATGATGGCTTTCTGGGGCGTTCGCCTATCACCGTCTGCCGTGAGGCGCTGGGGTTAGGTCTGGCACAGCAGCGCCACGGTGCCAGCATTATGAAAGATGGCATGATGGCGGCTGGCGTGGTGGTCACTAAAGAGTGGCTCGATAGCGTGAAGGGCAAACAGGCGATGGATGCACTGGATCGCTACAAGGGCGCCAGAAATGCCGGTAAAACACCGATCCTTGAAGGTGGCATGGACTACAAGCAGCTTGGCATGAGCAATCAGGATGCCGAATGGCTGGCGTCGCGCCGGTTCTCCATTGAAGACATTGCCCGCATGTTCAACGTGTCGCCCATCTTCCTGCAGGAATACAGCAACAGCACCTACAGCAATTTCAGCGAAGCGAGCCGCGCCTTTCTCACCATGACCATGCGCCCGTGGCTGGCGAACTTCGAGCAACAAATCAAATCTGCTTTGCTGGTGGCCTCTCCGGTTCCGGGAACCCGCTATCAGGTGGAGTTTGACTCTGCTGACCTTCTCCGTGCCACACCTACCGAGCGTTACGCCACTTATGAGCGAGGCATTAAGAACGGGATCATGAACCCGAACGAAGCCCGTGAGCGCGAGGGGATGCCGCCGCGTGAAGGTGGTGACGAATTCAGCCAGGCATGGAAGCAGGAAGTGAAGATCAGCAAAGACGGCAAGGAAGGTGACGCATGAGAGCCGGGGGGCTGAGAAGCCGCGTCACTATTCGGGTATTCACTACCCACAGGGAGCCGTCCGGTCAGGTTGTTCAGGTCTGGGAAGACGGGGAAACCATATGGGCTGAGGTTAAGGGGATCAGTGGCCGAGAGTTAATGGCGTCAGGTGCCGAGGTTGCCGAAGCGACGATCCGCGTTTGGGTGCGTTTCCGCCGTGATATTACCGCAGCCAACCGTCTGAAAGTGCTTACTGGCCCGTTTGCTGGCAGCACTCTCAATATTATCGGGCCTCCTATTCCTGATTCGGAAGGTACCCGGCTGGAAATTCTCTGCAAGACAGGAACGGAAAAATGACAGCAGAAATCACCCTGGATGAAGCAAAGCTGCATTGCCGTATTGATGATGATTACGAAGATACGTTGATACAGGCGTACATCGATGCGGCGCTGGAGGTTTGCCAGAAGCATATCGGCAAGCGGTTTGATAACGGGCTGGAGTTTACGCCAGCTATCAAGATTGGCTGTCTGATGTACGTATCTCAGCTGTACGAGTACCGCACGATGATTGGTGATACCGACGCCAAAGAGATACCGATGGCTGTCTCTGCGTTGTGGTCTGTCTATCGTGATGTGGGGGTGTACTGATGCCGTGGCAACCACTACGCCGGTGCAATGAGCCGGGATGTAATAAGCGGGTAAGGTCCGGCAAGTGTGACGAGCACAGGCGGGAAGCGTGGCGGGAGCAGGATGCCAGACGCGGCCATCGGCGCGCCCGTGGTTACTCTGCCTCATGGGAGAAGTACCGCGCTCAGTATCTGAAACGTCACCCCCTTTGTGTTGAGTGCCAGAAGCTGGGCCTCTACGTTCCTGCAAAGATTGTCGATCACATCATCCCTATCAATGGCGGTGATGATGTTCTGTTCTGGCCGGAGTGGAACCACCAGCCGTTATGCCAGACACATCATAACCAGAAGACCACGCAGCAGGACCCCATCACCAAAGCGAATCGTAAAGCAGGGCTCTACATCGAGCAGGAAGAGCGGGCAGCACAGCGTAATAACTGGATGTATGAGGCCAGCGATGAATGAGAAAGACGTGGTGAATCTGTATCAGTCACTGGCCCGATGCCGTGATGGCTTTGTGCGGGCCCGCACCAGACGCAATGAGCGCCAGCCAGTGAAGCGCATGAGCGAACGTGAGCGGGAGGTGATGGAATGCTTCCGCAACCGCTGACAGGCCGCATGGACGGGGTGGGGGAGGTTTTCAGGACAAAACCCCAGCCGCAAGGCACCACCCGCCCCCTCAAATTTTTACGCACAGTGTTTTTTTTGAAAATAAAACAGACAGGTAAACAGTAAGTTATGGCAAGACCACCCAAACCGCCCGCCTATCTTGATGAGATCGCGGCGCAGCAGTGGAAAGCAAAGGCGAAGCAGCTGGCGGAGCGCGGTGATCTGACGCCTGCCGACTGGAACAACCTTGAGCTGTATTGCGTCAATTACTCGATGTACCGCAAAGCCGTGGAAGACCTTGCCACGCGGGGATTCAGCATAGTGAACAGCCAGGGCGGTGAGAGCCGTAACCCGGCACTGAGCGCAAAAGCGGATGCCGAAAAAATTCTCATAAAAATGTCGTCGCTCCTGGGCTTTGATCCGGTAAGCCGCCGCCGCAATCCGGTAGAAACGGAAGAGGAGGACGATCTTGACCGTCTGGGATGATTACGCAAACGCCATTAAATCGGGTGAAATTCCGGCCTGTAAGCGCGTGAAACAGGCCGTTGAGAGGTACTTTTCAGACCTGAATGACCCCCGCTATGTGTTCGACGCGGCGACCGTGGAGCGGTTTATCGCCTTCTCCCGGCTCTGTCCGCACGTCAAAGGCCCGCTGCGGGGCCAGCCAATCGAGCTGGAGCCGTGGCAACAGTTCGCTTTTGCTAACCTGCTGGGCTTTAAAGTCAGGGAGTCAGGCCGCCGTAAGTACAGCAGCGCCTTTATTGAGGTGCCGCGCAAGAACGCCAAATCAACCGTAGCCGCCATGCTGGCTAACTGGTTTCTGGTAATGGAGAAGGGCCAGCAGGATATCTACACGGCGGCGGTAAGCCGGGATCAGGCCCGAATCGTGTTCGACGATGCCCGCCAGATGTGCCTGCTGTCGAAACCGCTGAAAAAGCGCGTCAATATCCAGGCGCATAAGGTCATTTTTCCGAAGAGCAACAGCCTGTTAAAGCCGCTGGCGGCGAAAGCGGCCACCATTGAAGGGACTAACCCCAGTCTGGCGATTGTCGATGAATACCACCTTCACCCGGATAACGGCGTTTATTCCGCCCTCGAGCTGGGTATGGGCGCACGTCCGGAGGCGATTTTGTTCGCCATCACTACCGCCGGGAGTAACGTTGTCTCTGCCTGTAAACAGCATTATGACTACTGCTGCCAGATTCTGGCCGGGGAAGAGAGCAACGATTCGCTGTTTGTCCTGATCTACGAACTGGACGACGAAAGCGAGGTTGAGCAGCCTGAAATGTGGATCAAGGCTAACCCTAACCTGCATGTGTCCGTTGACTCAGCGAAACTGGAATCCACCATCCAGAAAGCGCGGGGCATACCGTCGCAGTGGGTGGAAATGCTGACCAAACGTTTCAATATCTGGTGTCAGGGCTCCACGCCGTGGATGGGTGCCGGTGCATGGGATGCCTGTGCGCTCGACTATAACGAAGACGATCTGGCCGGAATGGAGTGCTACGCCGGGTTTGACCTGTCCTCTACCAGCGACATCACCAGCGTGAGTTACGCTTTCCCGTTCGACAGGGAGATCCGCCTGCTGACCCGTCATTATCTGCCGGAAGCCCAGCTACTTAACGTCGCCAACAAAAACCGCGCCATCTACCGCCAGTGGGTAAAAGCGGGATGGATACGCACTACCCCCGGCGACTGCATCGACTATGACCGCATCCGTGACGATATTCTGCACGACGCTGAAACATTCAATATCCGGCTGGTGGGTTTCGATACGTGGAACGCCACGCACCTGCGCACCCAGCTACAGGGAGCAGGGCTTGATGTGGAGCCTTTCCCGCAAACCTATCTCAAGTTCAGTCCGGTGGCGAAATCATTTGAGGTGTTCGTTAACCGTAAGGTAGTGCGCCATCGCGGCGATCCTGTTTTGTCCTGGGCGATTGGTAACGTGGTGATGGAGACGGATGCCAACGCCAACATTAAGCCCAACAAGAAGAAATCCTCCAACAAGATAGACCCGGCTGTATCCGCGCTGATGGCGTTCGGTACCTTCCAGGCTGAGCACGAGGATTTTGCTTTCGATATGAGCGACAACCACAAACAACGGTTGGCGACATTTAACGGTATCTGACAGGGGGTAATATGCAACAGGTATTAACTACTATGAAAACCACGATAAAACTCAGCGGCTCAATGGCTCAGCGATTTGGCAGGACACATCGCCGCGCGTTAACGTCTGCCAATGAAGTATTCAGGGCGCTATCTAACACCATTGATGGCTTTGATGCTTACCTGCGTGAGGCTCGGGCAAAGGGGCTGGATTTTGTTATTTTCCGGGATCGCCGCAATATCGGACACGAAGAGTTTGAACTCCTGGGGCCGGGTGATGAGCTGAGAATTATTCCGGTAATACGAGGAAGTAAGCGGGCAGGTCTGTTCCAGGCTGTTCTCGGTGTAGCATTGATTGCTGGTGGTATAGCTCTTGGTCCAGCAGGTGCCGCACTGATTGGGAAGGGCGCTGCATTAAACATTGGCCTTGTTGGAGCATCAATGGCCTTGGGTGGAGTAGTCCAGTTACTTTCCCCGCAGGTATCAGGCCTGCGAATGCGTCAGGAACCTGATAACAAACCCTCCTATGCGTTTGGTGGTCCCGTTAACACGACAGCATCTGGCAATCCCGTTCCCCTGCTTTATGGGCAACGGGAAATTGGCGGCGCAATTATCTCCGCCGGGATTTATGCAGAAGATCAGCAATAGAGGCTCATATGAATAAAATTTTACTTATCGCTGCCCTGGAAGAGATTGCTAGTCGCGAGGGCCATGAACTTAACGGGCAGGATAAGCTGGTAATCCGCACTAAAACAGCTATGGTGTTGGGGGCTAAACAGCGGCACCTCCAACGCATGAAGTCCCCACCTTATCAGTGGCGTAAACCGGAAAACCCCAGACGATAAACAACCATTAAAGCACCGACATCACGCGGTGCTTTTTTTATTATTTTGCTCGATGCTGTATACTCGCCGCCTTTCCTCGGTGCTCATGCTTTCGCATTTTTTCTGGTTTGTGCGATAATCCGTATATCAATCGGTGTATCAATATTTACTGAATTGCATAGTGTGAGATTGAATTTAACTGATTAAAATCAGTGAGATATATAGATTATGAAACATATTGTTGAAGTGATGATCCCGGAAGCCGAGATCAAAGCGCGTATCGCCGAACTGGGTCGTCAAATCACCGAACATTACAAGGACAGCGGCAGCGAAATGGTGCTGGTCGGTCTGTTGCGTGGCTCTTTCATGTTCATGGCAGACCTGTGCCGTGAAGTGCAGGTGCCGCACGAGGTCGATTTTATGACCGCCTCCAGCTACGGCAGCGGCATGTCCACAACCCGTGATGTGAAAATCCTGAAAGATCTGGATGAAGATATTCGTGGCAAAGATGTGTTGATTGTTGAGGACATCATCGACTCCGGCAACACGCTCTCTAAAGTGCGTGAGATCCTGAGCCTGCGTGAACCAAAATCACTGGCGATTTGTACTCTGCTGGATAAGCCTGAACGCCGTGAAGTGCAGGTGCCGGTGGAGTTCGTTGGTTTCTCCATCCCGGACGAATTCGTGGTGGGTTACGGCATTGATTACGCGCAGCGTTATCGCCATCTGCCGTATGTTGGGAAAGTAGTGATTCTGGACGAATAA